TTCCTGCTGATAACTGAACAACCTTAACAGGCAATGATATCTTCGACGTTCAGATAGTTCAGTTTAACGCAGCAGGCTCACCGGTGCAAACTGATGTGATAGCTTGCACGATTGGAGCAGGAAAGATTAACCACATTCCACTACTACCTGCTAACATTGCTGAGATGTTTGCATTAGATGCAGCGTGGAATCACTACCTAATTAATTTTAGAGATAGCGCATCTAATCCATCTGCACGATCAATAGCTGTATTCAAAGCAGCAGACGAATGCAGATTTGAGAAGATTAGATTAGGCTGGACAAACAGCAGAGGTGGGTGGGACTATTTTAATTTTACTAAACGATCTGAGGAATCTTACTCAGTAGAACGCAAGCGCTACAGAAAGGTAGTGGGTAATTATGGCACAGCAGATAACTCTGAAGCCTTTGGTTTTAATACTTACGATAGAGGCTTAACTGAGCGCAACCCATTCGTAGAGAAGATGCTTAGAGTTAGAACTGACTTCTTAACTGAAGGGCAATTCGAATACTTAAAGAATCTGATTTACTCCGAATCAGTTTACATCATTAACGCAGATGGCTCAGCTACTCCTGTGGTAATTGATAGCAATAACTATACAGCTATTAAGAGTAAGTCATACGTGAAGAATGATTTAGAATTAATGTTAAAATTCAGTAACGATTATACAGCATAATGAGAGCAGAAGTAATCTTAACAGTAACAGCATCGAATGGTGCTGCTATAGTAGTAGACTTATACGAGAATGAGAGCATTAGCTATTCATCTAATTTCAACAGCGTTTCTGAGTTCACAACGAGGGGCGCATTCTCGCGTGAGTTTAGAATACCTGCTACTAAGAATAACGTAGATTTCTTTGGGCAGCAGTACAATGCTAACTTACTGAATGACGATACTACTCAGATTAACGTACTGCGTAAGATAGATGCAACGCTATCAGTAAACACTTTACCAATAGCTGAGGGACACATACAATTCAAGCAGGCGGTAACGCATCAGGATAAGGTGCACGAATTTGTTATAGCATTCTTTGGAGAGACAGTAGACTTAGCTCGCAGCATTGGAGATAAGTTACTCAAAGAATTAGACTACATAGATTTAGCGCATGATAGTGAGTATTCTACAATTAACGATATTAACGATGGTACTTTATTTGGCGGAGCAGTATGCTATACGTTAACTGATAGAGGGCAGAATTGGACTGAAGATAGTTCAATAGGCAGCAGAAGAATCTTCAGCTCAGTTAATCCCATCTATACCGGTGAATTAACCTTAGCACTTCAGGCTAAGTGGCTAATGGATAAGATAATAACTGAGGCAGGCTTTACGTGGAGTGGAACAACAATAGACGAAGAGCTGCAACGCATGTACGTGCCTTACGTTACAGGGCCAACAACTGAAGGTCTAAGTAATGACGAGGCTAAATTTAAGGTAGATTTTACATCAGCTACTTCATTTAACTTAAATGTTCAGGCTGAGAATGGATACTATCAGAAGCAGCTAACAGGATGGCACGAGGTAAGTGATCCATCTAACAGCTGGGTATCCAATGCTTACACAGCACAGGGTAGTTTTACAGCAGGAGTCCAAATTAAACTACAGGTAGAAGTAGATACTACAGGATATACATCAGATACTCAGCATTTATACGATGTCATGTTACAGCGTGTAAGAGGTGGAGTAACTGACTTGCTACCATTTCCTACAACGATGGGAGTAGGGCCTACATCTTACCAATATAATTATATCACGCAAGGCTTTCAACCTACTACACCTGTTAATCCATTTAGCGTTTATTCTACTTTTCAGTTAGATGTGCAGCAGGGTGATGTTTACACTGTAGTTATGCGAGCGCATCCAGGTAGCTCACCATTAATAGAAATTCAGACAGATGCTTTAGGTATAAACAGCTTCTTTGCATTCTCTTACGTTAGTGGTTTAAATTACGCTTACCCTGTTCAGATAGCTAACAACGCACCTGAGATGAAGCAGGTAGATTACTTGCGCGACATCCTTAAAATGTTTAACGCTGTCTTAGTGCCTAATCCTAACATGCCTAACGCAGTAGAAATTATTCCAATGGTGGAGTATTTAGGTAGTGGTAATGATTATGATTGGACAGGCAAGTTAGACGCATCTAAAGACATCACATTAACTCCAGCTTCAGATGTTAGAAAGCGCGTGCTTAAGTGGAGCTATAAAGAGCAAGGAGATTTCTTTAATGCTAAGTACAAGAGTGGAGCGCAGAGAGTCTATGGCGAGCTTAGATTAACCGATGCAGGTAATGACTTTAGTACAAGTGATTACACAGTAGAGTTAAACTTTGGAGCTTCACCATGTGACTTAATTCCTAACACTACCTACATCATTCCAAAATACTTTAATGAGACAGGCGAGTTTATGTCACCTGGGCCGCGCATCCTCTACCGAAGAGATGCAGGCGAAGCTGCTGTAGTTATGGTTTATGATGAGGTAGCTGAGGAAGGTACGTTTACTATTATCCCACTACTTAGCCATTACCGTTCTATTCCAACAGCAATAGGAACTAATGACCTAAACTTTGGCCAAGAGATTCCTCCGCATCCAATAGAGGCTATGCCATTACATACAATTTGGGATAGATATTGGAGAGAGTATATCGCAGAGCTGTACGATGATGAGCAGAAGATAATGGAGGCTTACTTTCAGCTTGGTGTAACTGATGTATTTGGGCTCAAGTTTAATGATAAGATTTGGATTAAGGATTCGTGGTGGAGAGTTATAGAATTAACAGATTACATAGTAGCGGAAGAGCAGGTAACTAAGTGCAAGCTTATGCGCTTGTTAGATATAGGAGCTTTATGCCAATACACACCACTAAACATTAACGTAAGCACAGGAGCAGTACAGTTTTTAGATTATGATGGAGATACAAGCTACGGATCACAAGAATGCTGTGAGTATTACGGTTACACATGGAGCACAGATAAAGGTCGCTGCTTTGCATCTACAGGCGAGAGCGGTAGTAACGGCATCATCAGCTCACCTAACAACGTAGGTGGTAGCAATATCACTAATACAAGTGGTAATCAGAAGAGTGCTACCGGAATGGGTAACGTTAATAGAGCTGAGATAGAAAATAATAATGAGCGCATCTTAGTGAGTGGCTTAGGTCATGGTATTAGCCCTAACAATAACTACAGCCAAGCGCTTGGATATCGCAACTTCATTAGACCTAACTTGGAAGGCACTACAGTTATGGGCCGATGGGCAGAGGCTGACGTAAGAGGGGTGCACTTTGGTGGGGGTACGTGGTACGATGGTGCATCAGACTTCGGGATAACATTACCAGGGCGCAGCCAACATGGCTTTATTCAGCTCATGGGATTAGGCAATTTAGAATCTAATCCAACAAACATAGATTTATTTGTAGATGGAGTAGATGGTGGTATTATCATCATGCCTACAGAAACTGTGTGGATGGTTAAGGTATACATTTCTATACTTGAATATCACTATGGCACTACCGACTTCACAGGCAAGGTGGCAAGCTTAGAATACAGCTCTATGATTTGGAAAGATAAGACTACTCAATACAGCTCTACTCCAATTTTAGTGAATCAATTTAATAGCGGATGGGGTAGCAGTCTTTTTGATTTGTACATGCCTGTAGTAAGTAACAAAATAGCACCATACATCACAGCAAAAGTGGTAGGTAAAACAGCAGTAATCAGCGCAACGATTCAATACACTCAGTCTAAATTCCAACGTACACCTATAATATGACAAATCCTGAACAAGATATACTAATCAGCATGACTTTGCTACGTGCTGGAGCGCAAGGTAAAACTAAGACTTTTCAGCATGCAGTAGGTAGCCATCATGCAAGGCTTAAGGTATGGCAAATAAGAGCTATTAATTACACTATACTAATAGGGTTAGTAGGATTAATTACATTAACAATTTATAGCATAGTATAATGGCAGCACAAGAAATGATATTGAAGCTCCTCTTTAATGATGATGGAACTTTTGCAGGATTAGAAGAGATTAACAAACAGCTTGAAAAAACTGATAAGAACACTCAAAAAGTAGAGGAAGCTACTAAGACTTTAGCGCAGCAGTATAAGATATTAAAGAAAGAGCAGGATAAGTACGATCCAGGTACTGAGAAATTCAATGAACTGTCTATTAAGATGGGTGAATTGAAAGATAGAATGAATGATGCAGCCGATGCGGTTAAGGGAAATACTGGCCCTGCTGTAGAAGGATTGACTAATTCATTTGGCATGATGGGCAATCAAATTAGAAATCTTGATTTCGAAGGATTAAGCCAATCGGTAAATTTAGTCGCAGGAAATTTAGGCAGATTAAAGCCTGAAGATATTAGCAAAGGATTTAGTGATTTATTGTCCGCAGGAAAGAATGCCTTAAAAGGATTATTGCAAGCTATTAAAGCCAATCCTATTTTCTTTTTAGCTGCTGCTATAGCTGGTGTTATTGTTTATTGGAAAGAATTAGAAGCTTTAGTAGGTAATAAAAGCGGCATGATTCAATCTCTTAAGCAGCAAGTAGATTTATTATCTCGTCAAACAAAAGTATTAGAAAGAAATGTTACTTTATTAAAATCAACTAAAGCCAGCGCAGGAGAAATATACCAAGCTGAATTAGATGTATTAAGCGCTAAAGATAGGCAATTAACAGCAGCTTATAAATTAGCGTTATTAGAAGGAGAGCAAGCGGCTATTAATGAATCACGTGCAGCCTTAGATGATTTAAGAGCTGAAAAACAAGCTAAGTTAAATGCTACTATTGCTGAAGGGCATAGCATTGCTCAGGATATTGTTGCTGAAGATAATAAAGATGTAGCATTACAACAAGCTAAAATTAAAGCATCTCAGCAATATGTAGATAAAGCACAGCAATTGCAAATAGCTATTGGAGAGCAGAAAAAACAACAAGAAAATTTAAATTTAGAATTGATTAAAGCTGCTGATTACGCAGCAGAATATCGTGGAGATACTTCTAAACAGGCAGAATTTGCACGAAGAGAATTAAAAAGTACACAGGCTAAGGTAGATGCCCAAGAAAAATTAATTAAGCAGTCTGAAAAAGACTTACAAATTATTAAAGCTAAAGGTGTAGAAGTATGGAACAATACTAAAAGCGCTGAGGAACAAGCTAAAATTGATGAAGCTGCTGCCATTAGAAAAGCACAACGTGAAGCAGAAGCAAAGAAGTTAGCAGATGAATTATTAGCTATTAAGAAAGAATTAGCAGACTGGGATAGAAGAAATCTTAGCGACTTAGATAAAGAATTATTTCTATTAAATGAACGTCAAAAATTAGAAGTAGAGACGTATAAAAAAGCTAAGAAATCAGCGGAAGAAACAGCTGCTCTATTAACTTTTCATAAAGAAGAGGAACAGGCCATTAGAGATAAATATGCTAAGATTGAATATGATAAACAAGTAGCTGCGGATTTAGCTATACAAGAAGAGTCTAAGCAAAAGTATAATGCTATCAGTAATGCTGCATTAGAACAAGGTAAGGCCAATGAATTAAGATTACTTAGCGAAAAAGATAGGGAGCTTCAAATAAATAAGGATAAGTATGATGCCTTAATAGCTGAAGCTGATTTAAGAGGTGTAGATACTAAAGTATTTTTAGATGCTCAGTTAGCTGAAGAAGATGCTATAAAAAAGAAATGGGCAGATAAAGAGAAAGCAGATGCTATTGCTTTACAAGAAATGAAAGTAGCGGCAGTAAGTCAAGGATTTGCAGCATTAGCAGCTTTAAACGATAGCTTCACTGCACGTACTGAGAAAACTGCTAAGAGACAATTCAACGTGAACAAGGCGCTTAATATGGCTATGTCTTTAGTCGATACTTATTCAGCTATTGTTAAAGCTCTTAACTCACCTGAGACTGTTCCAACATCTGTGAAGATAGCGCAAGCTGTAGCGGTGGGTGTGATGGGATTTGCTAACGTGGCTAAGATTGCTAAGACTCAATTTGGTGGAGGCACTCCTGACACTTCAATGAATGATACAGGTACAAATACTACTACTCAAGCCAATGCACCAGCTGTAGACTTCAGCGGAGGTAACTTTAATAACAATGCACCGGGTACAGTAGAGACCTATGTATTAGCAGGCAATGTAGCCAACGCTTTAGAGGCGCGACAAAAGATAATAGACCAATCTTATTTGTAACGAATATGGCGAATTTTCCACTATTAAAAAAGTGCATCACAAGGGGAGTGAGAAATGCTCTATCTGAAATTGATAAGCAAGAGCTTGAGGATACTGAGCTGATAATAGATGAAGTGATTAACGCAATCTTAAACGAAATATCTGAAACATACGATAATGAATGACAAATTAAAACTAATAGAATACGGCCTCGGCGAGGAGAGTGATTCTAATATGGGCGTGTACGCAGTAAGTTTGGTAAGCGAGCCTGCTATAATGGTAGACTTTGTAGCGCTTAGCAAACAGAATCTCTTACTTGCTCGCGTAGAAGATGGAGAGAAGCGCATGCTGTATGGCCCTGCTTTAATTCCTAATCAGCCTATTGTACGTTACGATGGTAATGGTGAGAAGTATTTCATCACATACAGCAAAGAAACTATTGAGCAGACAGCGCAAGAATTCTTAAAGCGTAACATGCACCATAACCATACTATCCAGCATGAGATGCCTGTGAATAATCTAACAGTAGTAGAGTCATGGATTAAAGCAGGAGCTGATAAAGGTGATAACTACGGCTTTGAGCTACCTGATGGCACGTGGATGATAGGGGTTAAGGTAGATGATGATAAGACTTGGGCTGCTGTAAAGAATGGCGAGGTTAAAGGCTTCTCAATAGAGGGATGGTTTACTCCAATGGCTGAGAGCAATGTATCTGAGAAAGACTTAGAGAAGCTATTAGCTGAATTGAGCGCTGCGCTTGAAATGAATTTGTAATTTTTTCCACTAATAATTATAACACATGAACATGATTTCTGAAATTTTAGAAAAGTTTGCTCCAGCGCTTAGTAAGCATGGGGTGAAATTATCAGTAGAAGAGACTCCTGCCGTTGAAACCTTTGAGGTGAAGATGATGGCTGAGGGTGCTTTGGCTGATGGTACTATGATCTATTCACCTGCTGCTGAATGGGCAGAGGGAGTAGAGATTTTCGTAATGGATGCAGACGGCAATCCTTCACCTTTAGCAGATGGAGAATACACTTTGGACAACGGTAAAGTTATCGTAGTTACTGAAGGTAAAATCGCATCTATTGCTGAAGCTATTACTGAAGAGCCTACTACAGAAGTAGAGGTAACAGTAGAGCAAGAAGTAGCTGAGACTTATTCTAAAGAGCAAGTAGAAGGATTACTTAAGAACATCATTACTGAGTTTGAAACTAAGCTCGCAGCTGCTGAAGCTAAGATTGTAGAACTTTCACAAGCACCGGCTGCTGTAACAGTTAAGCAATCTCGCCAAGTAGCACAGCCTACTGCTGTAGATATGTCTCGCATGACTTCTCAGCAAAGAGCATTTGCAATTATCAATAAATTTAAATAAACACAAATAAAAACAACAACAAAAAATGGCAACTAATTTAACCATTTCTTCAAGCTCATATGCTGGCGAGTTAGCTCTGCCGTATATCAGCGCAGCAGTTTTATCGGGAGATACAATTGCTAACAACTACGTAACTGTTAAAGAGAATGTTAAGTACAAAATGGTACTTAAGACATTAGCTTCTACAGGAATCGTTAAAGCATGGGGATGTGATTTCGATAACGCTGACTCTACCTTGACTTTGGCTGAGCGTGTATTGACTGTTACAGACCTTAAGGTAAATTTGGAAGTTTGTAAGGATCAATTTGCAAAAGATTGGGAAGCTGCTCAAACAGGCCGCGGATTTGCTAACGATACTATCCCTGCTAACTTCGCTGATTTCTTAATCGCGCACTTGAGTGGTAAAGTAGCTGAGAATATTGAGTATACTTTGTGGCAAGGTAACTTCGAATCATCTTCTTACACTTCTTTCAACGGAATTTTGAAGGTGTTGGATACTGCTAAGAGTGGTACTCCTGATGTAGATTTCGCTAACGCATTCACAGCTGCTAACGTAATCGCGTCTCTTGAGACTTTGATGTCTGCACTTCCTGCTGAATTGATTGGTGATACTACTGTTAAGCTTTACGTTAACCGTAAGACTGCTCAACTTTACCGCCAAGCATTAAGCGCTTTGGGTTACTTACAACAGTTCAACGCTGCTGCTAACTACCCTCTAATGTTTGATGGTTATGAGATTTATGTATGCCCAGGTATTCCTGACAACGTGGCTTTATTCTCTAAGCCTGAGAACTTGTTCTTCGGTACTGATGTAGTGTCTGACTTCAACGAAGTTAAGGTTGTAGATATGTCAACTACTGATGGTAGCGACAATATCAGAATGGTTATGAAGTTCCGCGCAGGTACTCAAGTAGCTATCCCTACACAAGCTATCTTAGGATTCATGAATCCCTAATTAATACTCCTTTGTTAAAAGAGTGGGTTAGCTAATAGCTGCCCATTCTTTGCAAAGAATATTTTAACTAATTTAATATAAAAAAACAATGAGCTGTCTAACTACCGCTGGATTCCAGATCAACTGTTCCGAAACGATTGGTGGCATCAAAGCTATCTACTTGGGAGACTATGCTACATTCGCTAACACTGCTACTATTGATCCTACAAGTAACTTAGTTACTGCTTTGACAACAGGAGATGTTTACGAATTTGCATTACCTAAGCACACAGGATCATTTACTGAAGAGGCTGCTATCAGCATCGAGAATGGTACTGTATATTATACACAAACTATTGTAGCTTCATTCCATGGGATGAGCGCTGCACGTGCACTACAACTTCAAAATATCGCTAAAGGTCGCAACGTATTATTCGTTCAGGACAATAACGATAACATTTGGATGTGTGGCTACAAAGATGGAGTGCAAGTAACTGCATTCACAACTGCTACAGGAACTGCTAAGGGAGACCTTAACGGATACACCGTAACATTCACCGGAGAGGAGAAAGATAAGGCATACTTACTTGACCAAGATGCTGGAGATACTCCATTTGAAGACTTCACTACAGTTACTGTAGAGCCAGGTACATTGTAAATAAATTTGTGCTATCTTTAAAGCATGATTTATTTACTTAAAAATACAGCAGCACAGCTCCTCTACCTTACACTAAAGGAAGGGGAGCTTTTGCTTGCTAATAGTTATACGCATTACCTGCTTGAGCTAACTAACGAGCAGACACTTCAAAAGCTTTATGCTATCCCAACTAAGATAGCAGAGAATGATAGGTATACTACCATTCAGATTGGCACGAATGCCAACACACCAACAGCTGCAAGCTTACTAATTAACTACCCAGCACGATTCTCTTACATAGTGTATGGGCAAAATAGCAGCACCAACTTAGATCCAACAGCGGCCACAGTAGAAGGAGTAATTGAGAAAGGATATTTAATTGTTGAAGACATTACTACTCCTCGCTTTACTGAGCCTAATTTAACTATAGATAATGACATCACCTACAACGGATAAGATATCAGCTCCAATGCTGGTGAATCTTGGCGCAGCAATGCCGCAAGAAGCAGTAGAGAAAGAGACTCCTAAAGGCTTTGTGACTTTTGGAGAGGCTAATCTATTTCCTAATTACTTAATCGATTTGTACTATAGCTCACCTGTGCACTCTGCACTGACAATGAGCATAGCTTTTATGATTGCAGGGAAGGAATTTAAGAGCTCTAATCTTGCTGCGCAACGTGAGATAGACCGATTGAAATTAAATGCAATTAGAAGGCCTATAACGCTTGACGCTAAGATGCATGGTGGTTACTACTTAGAGATTATTTGGTCAGTAGATAGAAGCACTATAGCTAAGATTAATCATCTTCCTTATGAGAATGTGAGATTAGCTGTAGCGAATGACGAGGATGTTATACCGGGAGTATATTACTCTAAAGATTGGAATGACACACGCAAGAAGAAAAACATTCCTGCGTTTATCCCTATGTATAATCCAACATCTAAAGCTGAAGAGCCTTCTCAGGTGCTATTTGTTGGTATAATGACACCAGGCAGCGCCTACTATCCGAAGCCTGATTACTATTCTGCGATTAATTACATTGAAATCACTCGCGACATTAGCGAATTTTACCGAGCATTTTTAAGTAATGGAATGGCACCGAGCTACTTCTTGCACATGAATAACGGTATTCCTGATCCCGAAGAGCAAATGGCTATCCGCAGAAATTGGGAGACCATGGTAGGCGCTAAGAAAGCAGGTAAGGTAGTATTCACTTTCAACGAGTCAGCAGACCGCGCTCCGCGTTTAGACTTAGTTCCTATGTCAGATGCAGATAAGCAATGGCAAGAGCTTAGCGTGCAGTCAAGAGAGAACATCTTAGCAGCTCATCGCGTTACTTCTCCACTACTTTTTGGTATTAGAGACGCAGGTGGCTTAGGTAGCAATGCTGATGAGATGAAACAAGCATATCGCATTTTTAATAAGAATATCATTGAGCCATATCAGCAAATCGTTACAGATTCAATTGAGGAAGTATTTAAAGGTATGGGCATTATTGCTGATGTATACATTGAGTCTAATGATCTATTCGCTGATGCGACTGATACAGCAGCAGCAGAGGTAGTAACTACAACTGTTGCAGATAATGCAACAACTGACACTAACACAGCTGTACCTGTAGCACCAGCAGGAGCTTCAGTAAGTGATGTAACTTACAACGGTGCTCAGATTGCATCAGCACTTGAAATTGTAGCAGCAGTTCAGACAGGAGCATTAACGAAGGAGCAAGCTATTGTATTCTTAGTACAATTCCTACAATTACCTATTGACGTAGCTACTGCAATGTTTGAGCCTGCAAATGGCAGCGCTGTTGCTAAACTATCTGCTCAAAAAAAAAAGACTAATTTAGATCCACAAGAGAAGCCAATCTTTACAGATGAGGATGAGGCTTGGTGGTGTGAATTCTTAGAAGATAAGGGCGAGATAGTAGACGAGGAAGAGTGGGAATTAATCGAAGCTGAGCCTGTTAATTTAGCCTCAGTTAGAAGCTATGCTAATCCCGATGAGACATCTGAAATGGATAGCGGTCTTTATAAGATTCGTTACGCTTACTCTAAGAATCTTAGCGCTAATAGTCGCAAGTTTTGTAGACAAATGGTAAGCGCATCTAAAGCTGGTTACGTTTACAGATACGAAGATTTGCAAGCAATGGAGCCCGATACGAATATCCTTAATCCTAACATGGGCCACAATGGCAGTACGTTCAGCGTGTGGTTATATCATGGGGGGGTTAACTGTAAACATTACTTTGAGCGCAGAGTATATTTCAGAAAGCGTGAGAAGGGAAGATTTGTAAAAGATAATGGCTTAGAGTCATCTGATCCTATCTCAGTAGCAAAAGCTATACGTGCAGGCATGCCTTTAAAGGATATAGCTAAAGGATTTGCTACAGCTAATACTGCAACTTATGACCAATCCTCTACTCATGGCAGATATCCAGGAACAAATTAAACTATAACACAATGGCAATAGCACCCGAAATACTTTTCATTAACGAGGAATTCCTTAAGAAATATACTCAGCTGAATGAAGCTGTAGACACTAACTTAATTAGACCTGCAATGTACTTGGCTCAGGATAAGTACATTACTCTTTGGCTTGGAACAGACTTAACTAATAAGATTAAATCTGAGATAGAGAATGGCACGTTAGCAGGAGTGTATGAAACATTACTTAATGAATACATCGTTAAGCCTACAGCGTGGTGGACCATGGTAGAGCTTTACCCTATGCTCATGTACAAGCATGACAATGGGAACTTAGTTACTCGCCAATCTGAAAACACTACAGCAATCAGTAAGGGTGAGATGGATGCGTTAATAGACAAAGCTCGCGAGAATGCTAATTGGTACACTCAAAGATTAGTAGATTACTTGTGCGCTAATAATGCAGATTACCCTGAATACAGCTCTAATAATTGGCCCGACATTCACCCATTACGCAAGGTGAATAGACAGAGCACTGTAGCTTTTAGCCAAGGTTATTCATCAGATAGCCCATGGAGCAGATTTAACGTGCGAGATTTCACTAATTAAGATTACATGACAAAGGAAGAGAAAACACGTAAAGACTATGAGCGTAAGCTTAAAGTCTACTTAAGCAAACGAGATAAAGAACTTAGAAAGCATGAAAGCACCAACAATAGAAGAGCTTAAAGCTCAATTTACTGAGCTTGGCTACAAGTGGCCTACAATTCACATAGTAGGCATACGCTCTAAAGCTAATGAGCCTAATAAATTTGACGATCTAATAGGATTGGTGCAGGGCAACGAGGTGAAGTGGTACACCGGTACAACTAACCCGGGTACTTTTTGGCTGAATAATCCTATGAATAAATTAGGCACAGCTGTACTGAAGTGCGGACAATACGTAGACACTTGGGTAATAGGCTTGCATCAGGGTAAATACAGCGCTTTAATTCAGTCAAAGAAGGTTACTGTGCATAGAGATGCCGATAAAGATTCAGTAGCTGAGGAGCAAGGGAAAGAAGATACAGGCTTATTTGGAATTAACATCCATCGCGCTAATGAATCTACTGAATCTAAGAATGTAGATAAGTGGAGTGCTGGCTGTCAAGTGCTGAATAATGCAACACAATTCAAAGAGCTTATGCAGGCATGTATTAAGTCGGGTAAAAAGTCATTCACTTACACACTACTAAAAGAGTCATGAGTCAACAGCAGAGAATAGCAGAAGGAGCTACAGGAGCAATCAGCAGTATTTTATTAAATATACCTGCATGGATGTTAGGAGTAGAATTTGCTTTGAAGATATTTTGTTTATTGCTATCAGCAGCTGCATCTATCTTCACCATCTATAAGATGTACAAAAAGAAGCGTTAATGAATTGGTTAAAAAGCATATTCAGTAATGATAAAGATGCCAGCTCCAAACGAGTAGCGTCTATCTTAGCTTTAGTAGTCTGCATTAACTTAAGCTACATTGGTACGTTCACAGAATATAAGACTCCTGAATACATGTTTGACGGCTTACTGATTTTAGCCGGTGGAGGCTTGGGGTTAACAGTTATAGAATCTATCTTTACCAAAAAGAAATCTAATGACGAAGGATCAAATTAAAGCAGCTGTAGTTATAGTGGTAACTATTACCATTTGCGCCACTATGCAAATAATGTATATTGCTTTAAAGGACAGCAAGAAAGCCATTGAAGGCTATGAGCGCAGAGCTGATAGAGCTACGCATGTTATTGATTCTTTAGAAGCTACCAATGTGCAGCGCATGCTTGAGATTGAACAACTGAATGTGCAATTAGAAAGAAATAAAGAAAGATATGAAGCAAACATTAGCGCTATTGATTCTCTTGACCGTAACGGCCTTAGAAGAGCCATGCACAATCTACTCTCAAGCCTTACAGAAGAAAGATACGCTGGTCAGTCTAACGACTGAGCAAGTAAGAGCGCTGCTAAAGCTAAAGGCTGAGCGCGATTATTTATTTAACGCTGTAAACATCTGCACTAAATCAGATAGCATTAAGGGTAAAGTGATTACTGATCAGGCTAAAACTATAGATGCATGGGCCATCACTAACGAAAAAACATCGCAGCAGTTAGTGAAAGCGCAGGAAGATTTATACAAAGAAGCTGCACGTAAAGAATCATGGCGCAGCGCAGCGCTTATAGGCATTCCAATCTCATTTATAGGGGGTATTATCTTCACTCTACTTTTCTGAATTAACAATTATTTGTTCATAACTTTGCTAAGATTAGTAAGGTTTCTTTTGCTTTTCTAAAATATCGTAGTACATTTGCTAAAATTAAATCAATAAGCAAATGAAAAAAGCACTACTCTTTATGGCCATGTTAATCGCAGGCTTACTCATCGGAGGATCATTCGATGCAGACACACAGAAATTAGAATCACAACCAAATCACATCAGCAAATGAGCAATCCAACTGAAGAATTTAAGCATTTCTTAGACCAATCTTTTGACATTTTCGAAGATGGTAAAAAAGAAGATAATGAAGTAATCATGCGAGTAGAGTTAATCGAAGAGCAGAGATACAATGAGACTTGGTACTTTGTTAAAGTAGACGGCTCATACGTAGCTGGCAAGAAGTCTTTTGAAGAGGCAAGAGAGGAATTTCTTAAAGCATCGTCATTCACTCCAAAAACAACTGTGTTAGAAGTAAGGGAGGTTAAGCTATGAATTTCCAAGTAGTAGTTACTCCGCTCCGCGAGGATAGAATCAGCATGTACCATCGCATGAAGATTCCTACATCATTTGACTGCGAGAGCTTCGCGTTAGCTCAGCAGATGGCGCACTTACTCTTTGACTTGTACCAATTTAGAGAGCTTCCTTTATTCTTAGATGAATGGCCAGGTGAATACTCATTCGAAGGTGAGGGATTCTTAATAGAGATAAAAGAAATTTAGTATATTAGCAAAATAATCAATATCATGAATAAACCAAACAACAATCTAACCGGTAAGGTTATAGTCTCTCGGTGGGATGCCGAGAAGGCTCAATGGAATCTGTACAGCAACGCTCACAGTTATTCCCTGCAAGATTTCTCACTCGCTAAAAAGCATGGCGAAGTGCTGCCTGATGATGGCACTTTCCTCTTTCAATTCGAAAGCGAAGGTGAAGAGAATGTACATGACTACTTTATGTCTGATCGCTATGTTATCTGAAAGAGCTAAGAGCAGATTCATCTGCGTGCAAAGTTCACTACCGGGAGAGGAGATGAGCTACAACGAAATGGCATCTAAAGTAGTCTATGAGAGCTGGCGCTCATACTTCCAAAATAATCCTGATGAGTTACACAAGAGAGATTAATTGGGATAAGCTCAAGCCTACAATCGATTGGGATGAGCAAGAGGAAAGATTAGCAGATAAGTTAAGTAAATTAATTCAAACACAAATAAATAACAGACAAATGAATCAGTCAACAGTTAAATCACAGAAATTCGTTAGAACATGGGATGGCCCATCAGGTGCAATCCATTACTTTGACCTTGTCTTAGACAATGGTGAGGTAGGGCAGGTAGGTGTAAAGGATATGAACAGTCCTAAGATAGCAGTAGGTGCTACAATTCACTACACAAGTGAAGAGCGCACAGGCCCAACAGGTAGAAAGAGCACTAACTTTAAGCTTCAGAATCCTAATCCATTTAATGGGAGAGGTAGCAGCTCAGCTCCATCAGGAGGAAGCTCATACACTCCGCGCAAAGAATCACCTGAAGTTCAGAATTCAATTAGCAAATCAGTAGCACTTAACAACGCTGTATTATTCTGCAAAGAAACTAAGGGCAGCAAGCCAAGTGATGTGTTAGATACAGCTGAGATATTCTTAGCATGGCTTAAGAATGAGCATGTAGAGGCAGTAATTGAAACTAAATTAGCTATCACAAATGAAAGTTCAGACGATGAAATGCCATTCTAAGCTTACACCGTTCCACAGCTGGGTACGCAGTCACTTTGTGACTGTGGCTCAGTTTGCGGAGGTGCTTGAGGTAAGTTACCCTACAGCACAGAAGTATATTAAGCAGCCACGATCTATGAAGGTAACGCACATCGGCAAGCTTGCTACAATAACTGAGGAAGAGATACCATATATTTTAGAACTAATGAAGGATAGCAAATGAGCAACGTAGTAGAAAAGAAGATAGCAGATTTGATTTTGCTCATTCCATCGGAGCAGCAGCAGTATGCTCGCAGACGAATTGATAACTTAGTAAGAGCAGTCATAGAGACTCCCATACCTGAGCTTAAATGGCAGACTATTAACGGAGAGGTGGAGTCGCTTAATGAGCAGCAAGTTAACTCTATGATGAAGGTAGTGTGTAAGCTCACCCAGGTAGATTGGTCAGAGCTTAAAGGCAAGTGTAGAAAGCGTGAGATAAACGATATCAGACAAACGTCTATGTGGATCTTACGCAAGGGTACTTCACTAAGCTTCGCTAACATAGGTGCTATATTCAATAGACATCATGCTACTGTGCTGCACGCTGTAGAATCAGTTAACAATATGATAGAAACTGATAGCATGTACAGAGGGCAGGTGGAGCAGATTTTAAATCACATAGATAACGAGAGGCTCACTAAAGCATTTGAAAAATTAACTTAATCAATAATCAATAATCAATCATGAAGCAATTAACCATTAGTTACGATACCGGAAAGGTAACAATCGAAAGAGTAAAAAGAGTCTGCGTATTAATTAACGCAGGCATGACTCCCAGCGCAGCGCTAAGAACTGAGCGCATGGGTAAGCAATACCTACAACTACTGAGAGAGGTAGGGATTATTAAGAAAGTAGGAACTCGCGAATGGGAGGCAGTCAAGCATTTAAGACAGGATAAGTTCAAGCAATTTATTGATGCTAAGAATAAATACTACAGTGATATTCAGGCATCGAAAGCAGATACTGATATGCTGGGTTTAGTCAATATGCCTAAGACTCAGCCAATAAAAAAAGCAGTAGCACTGCCATGGTGGAAGAGATTTCTTCTATATTTGCTCAATAATTAATAATCTTAAACCAAATGACAACAATCTTACTGAAGCGCATTGAAGCGCTTGAAGAGAGAGTGCGAGCGCTTGAAACAAAGCGTGCAGCCTCCACTAAATTCACTCCTCCATCACTTGCAGACATCATCGAATACACTCAAGATGTAGTATTAGCTAAGCGCTTTTACACATTCTACGAGAGTAATGGATGGAAGGTAGGTAGAAATTCCATGAAGAGCTGGCGAGCAGCCGCGGATCAGTGGAAAGCAAGAGATACTAACCAACAAAAATCTAAAGAAGATGAGCAAAAGATTGGGCGCATTAGCACATCAGAGCTTCAGTCGTTCACTAAGCGCTGAAGAGAGTAACGTAGTAGAGGCTATTAACTCACCTAAGCTTCACTCATTATCTGAAAAGGAGTTTAGAGAGCTCATTGCTCAGGCTGCTGTAATCAATTCGATTAAGGCTCTACCAAGTGACATAGAAGTTACTCTGCTTCAGCAACTTACACAAAATACGTATCGCACTACAAGTATTAAGGATTGGCAGAATGCCTTTTTGTTAAACGCTGTGGGTAAGGAATGGGAGAGGGTAGATGCTTACAACTTATTCAGCATAAGCTTTATGGCTGATGTGTTTAAGAAGTACGAAGAGTATAAGGCTAAGACATGGAGAGAGCTTAATAAAGCGCTTATCTTGCCTGAGGCTGAGCCAAGAGAATACACTCCTACTAATCCTATAGATGACTTGCATGCTGATGCTGAGAGGTATAAGAATGGTAAGCAAACATGGGTAGAGATATCTGCACCTTACAACTGCCAGCGCTTGTTCAGACAGGGCATTTATAAGAAGTCTGATTGGATACCTGAAGTATGGGAGCGAATGGATGACTTAGCCGAGCAGCGCATAGCGCAACGGTGGAAGGATGCTAACAAGCTTCGAAATGAAGGTACTGAGCAGGACTTCATCAATGCTAAGAAGATAGAGCTTAGCAGAATAGTTTACATTGACATTATTAAACAAATAATCAAAGAATCATGAAGTATTTAGTTATTCCAAAAGAAGAATCACTTATAAGCGTAGACTATGTTATAGAAAGTGATGAGTATACGCACTCAC